TAGAAGCAAAGGCTTATTTTGCTAAGTGGACATCTAGACCTGTACCAGTATGGTTTAGTGAAGGAATAAAAGATGCCAGTTAAAAAAAGATTAGATAAAGTACCATTCAGATTTCATGCTGATAAAAGATATCAAGAGTATATCTACTTAGAAGATGGTGGCTCTGATGGCTATAATGATAATAAAGAATTTCATGGTAAGTGGTGGGAAACATTACCAGATTCAAGAGACTACGGAAGTTTTGGGTTTAAACAATCTATTGATGGCAACCCAATTAGAAAAGATGCCTATGATGATTCTAAAATTAACGGTATTGTAAAAGATAAGTATAAAAGTGAGGAATAAAAATGCCAACATATAGATTTAAAGACCATAACACAAAGAGAGTATGGGAAGATTTAATGACCATATCTGAAATGGAAAAATTTAAAAAGAAGAAACATATTGAATTACTACCTCCCACTCAAATGAACATTGTGTCAAGCGTTGGTTCAATTGATAGTAAAACGGATAATGGATGGAAAGAAACATTATCTAAGATATCACAAGCACACCCAAATAGCCCATTAGCACAACAATATGGTAGTAAAAGAAGTGTTTCTGATACACAGGTAGAAAGTGTACGAAATAAGCACAAAAAACGTCTTTTAAAAGGCGGAGGAAGATAAATATAACTGATACTATCGAGAACACTACAACAAGCCAGAAAATGGTGAGTAAGTTGAGTAGTCAATCCGATAATGTATCATTAAAGAAGTTCCGCGGACTTCATAAAGGATATATATGGCAGACTTTGATTTTTTAGAAGGTTTCGATACAGAAGGTGATTGGGGTTTTTCTTCAGTTGCTGAGAAACCTTCAACAACGAAACAAGAAGCTACAAAAGCCACAGAAGCAGTGGTTAAACAATCAGCAGAATCTACTGCCAAGGCGGTGTCTAGCGAAGTTGTTTCTAGATTAGAAGGTAAATTAGATCAGATTAAATCTTTAATTTCTTCTACAAAAAATGAAATTAAAGAAAAGAACGAAACAGAATTAGAGATTACAAAGAAACAATTAGATGATGAGTATGATTTAAGAAAAGATAATATTAATAAAGAAAGCAAAGAGAAGTTTGCTAAGTTAGAAAAACTTATCATACCACTATTAATCAAGTTAGCAAAATCACCTGAAGCTTATATTCATTGGCCGAATAGAGCAGCTGTTATTGAAGATCAGGTTAAAAAGATAATACAAATTACAAGGGGATAACAATGAAAGATAATTGGCAAAAATGTTTAGAAACAATACTACATCACGAAGGTGGTTATGTAAACCATCCTAAAGACCCAGGCGGTGAAACTAACTTGGGTGTTACAAAAAGAGTTTATGAAGAATGGGGTGGCACAAAAGACATGAAAGACTTAACAGTCAAAGATGTTTCTCCTATTTACAAAAAGAATTATTGGGACAAATTAAAAGGTGATGATTTGCCTAATGGTTTAGACCTATGTGTATTTGATTTTGGTATTAATGCAGGACCTGGTCGTGCTGCTAAATTCTTACAAACACAAATCGGCACAACAGCAGATGGTGGTATCGGACCTAATACATTAAAGAAATTAAATGATTATATTGACGATAAAGGCCTTCAAGACGCAATTGAAGAATATCAAGGTAACAGACAAACATATTATGAAAATCTAAAAACATTTAGCACTTTTGGTAAAGGATGGACCAGACGAGTTGATGAAACTTTAGAATTAGCGCTTGACTTTATCAAGTAAATCTGTTATACTAATATTATGAATCAAATGAACACATTTTTACAAGATAGGTACGATATGAAAACATTCAATCATGTTGATTTGTCTAAGTTTAATCCTAAACTTACTCTACCAGATGTTACTACTCAAACTATTCAAGGTAAACGATTTTATATAACACCAGAAGGTAATAAGTATCCTTCAATTACTACAGTATTGTCTGGAAAAGGTAATGAAGGTATTGCTAAGTGGCGTGAATCTGTTGGTAATGATGTAGCAAATCAAATAATGAGAAGTGCTGCCAAACGAGGCACAGCAGTTCATCAATTAGTCGAAGATTACTTAAACAATGATGAACTATCTAAACAAGATGTATTACCTGTTGCTCTGTTCACTTTATTAAAACCTGAACTGGATAACATAAATAATATAGTAATGCAAGAAGGCGGTCTTTATAGTGACGCATGGGGTGTTGCTGGTCGTGTAGATTGTATTGCTGAATATGAAGGTAAATTATCTGTCATAGATTTTAAAACATCTACGAAAGAAAAAAAAGAAGAATGGATAGAAAACTATTTCATTCAAGGTTCTGCTTATTGTGAAATGTATGAAGAAAGATTTTCTGGAAAAATCGATCAAGTTGTAATCCTTATAGTCACCGAAGATGGTGGTGTACAAGTTTTTAAAAAAGATAAGCAAACCTATTTGCCTTTACTTAAAGAAGCAATAGGAGAGTTTAATAAAAACTTTACATTAGATGATTAAAAATATAATTAGATTTATTATAATAGTCGCATTATTTACTTTAGTATACAAAAACTTAAAATCTGAAAATCATAATGGTTTATCTGAAAATTATAATGGTTTATCAGAACAAATGATACCAGTATATTGTGCTGAGACATCATATATGTTTGCAACTTCTACTAATAATTTTGGTGAAACCCCAATTATGGTAGGAGAAATCAGATATGGGGCTGACAAAACAGGAGATATGATAGGATTACTATCATTTGGATATAACGAAGAGACAAACAAAGGTAGTTTGTTTATGACCATATTAGAAAACAAAAGAACTTGTTTAATTGGATATGGATTAAATTGGATATTCTTCAATGATACTATAATGGGTAAAAAGATTCTTGATGAAGGTAATGAAAGTAAACAGTAGGGACCTCGGGGCAGTACCGAGTGGCTCCACCAGTTTTAAAATAGACCTATAAGGGGCCAAAATTAGGATTGACCGCTGACTAGAAATCGTGCTGGAGAGGATAGTCCAAAGACTTTAAACTAAACATAAAAGCAAACTTTAATGAGTATGCATTAGCAGCTTAAAACCCTGCTTGGGGTTTGCCAGTACCTCGCAACAGAAACTGGCTTATTGGGGAATTGGTGAAGCGGGATCACACTACCCTTGCACGGTAGAATCAAGAGTTCGATTCTCTTATTCTCCACCAATACTAGAAAGAATGTAGTATGATAGAAAAAGACAAAACCAAAACAAAGTATTTTGACGAAGAATGGCCAAAAGAGGAAGAAATACTAAGAATTAGTTATGAACATTCCAAAAGAATGAGGGCTGAGAGACTAAACAAAACACCAAGACAAGACCTACATGATGAGATACAGAAAAGAAATCCTGAAATAAAGAACTGATTGCTTGACAAGAGTATAAAAGTATAGTATAATAAACATATGATAATCACACCAAACAACTTTGCATTAATAGTAGAAGATATTGTTAAAACAAAAAGAATTTCTTATATAGACGCTGTAGTATTATATTGTGCAAACAATAATATAGATCCAGGAACTACAAAATCTATGATAAACAAAAACCTCAAAGAAAAGATAGCATATGAGGCACAAAATCTCAATATGTTAAAAGAGAAAACAGCTAAGTTGCCAATTTAGGAAAAGGAGAAAATGAATGGTTTTGAAGTATATAAAGTATATTTGGCAATCAAACTCCACTTCACTAGTAAAAATCAAAGTTATGACTTTCATAAACATAACGGCAGAACAACTGCAAGATTGGAAACATTTACTAAAAGAAGGGATAGATATTTTTTTCATAAGCTTAGTAAATCTTATAACGATAGGACTATTGTTGATTATTTTGTCAGTAACTTTGTTAGCAATACTAATCTATGGGTTGGTGATATCATTGGCAAATCTGGTGATGAAACCCACAAACAATGGAGTAAAAAATTAGAATCATTACAATATTATTATGAACAGGATATTGATTATATAATTGAAAGAATGACAAGTAAAGATATAGAATTTAATGATTTGTTTTTATCTACTGCAGGTCAACACCCACCAATAGTTAAAATATTTTTATCAAAAAGAATTAATTTTGAGACACTTGTTATACTGGAGGATATATTAAAGTTTTCTAAAAATTTATCATCAAATATTGCCGAAACAGTATTATGGCCTAAACTTAATGATAGAATGATTAGATACAAACCTTTCTTATCATATAATATTACAAAATTTAAAATGGCATTAAAGAATAAACTGAAAGATATATAAAATGACAGATCAAGCAGCAAGATTTACAGCAGAATCTATAATATTAGATTCCAATATTGAAATAAGAGAATTGAAACATCTTTTAATGGTCCGAGATGAAAAAATAAAAAGTTTAAAAAAACAACTTGAAGTGCTTGACAAAAGCAT